AGATGGATGCTTAACTCGTAATGATCTTTCTGCACTTGATCATCTACGTCTTTGGTTAACATATCAAAGATTCTGGTGTGAGCATAAACCAAGTATCACCGTAACTGTTCGTGAGAACGAATGGATGGAAGTCGGTGCATGGGTATATAAGCACTTCGATGAGATCAGTGGTATTTCTTTCCTACCACATAGCGATCATAGTTATCGTCAAGCACCATATCAAGAATGCACCAAAGAAGAGTTTGAAGCATTAACTACCAAGATGCCCAAGAATGTGAATTGGCCAGATCTACACAAGTACGAGAAGGAAGATAAGACTACAGGCACTCAACAGTTTGCATGTAGTGGAGATAAGTGTGAATTGGTTGATATTTTGGCATAAAGTTGCAATTTTGCAAATTAGGCGTATAGATATTTTAGACCTTGAAGCAGTCGTGAGTTACACCCGAAGTAGATGGATTCACGACTGCTCAAGGCAAGATAAATATCTGTATGATAATAGCAGGTATTGATTATAGTTTAAATGGACCAGCAATTTGTATCACCGATACAAAGTATCCTTTTTCTTTTAATAAATGTTCTTTCTATTTCTTGAGTGATGTAAAGAAAAATGCTACAACATTTCTTACAAATATTCATGGTGAGAAGTTTGAAGATTATGAAGAGGAATGTGAAAGATATGATACAATCTCTGATTGGGTCATGCGTGTTTGTATGGGATGTGAACAAATTGCATTAGAAGGTTATGCATATGGGGCACAAGGAAGAGTATTTCATATAGCAGAAAATACTGGTGTGTTGAAATATAAAATATATCAACAAAGTATACCTCTTACAATTTTTACACCATCTGAAATTAAAAAATTTGCAACAGGTAAGGGAAATGCAGATAAAGAAAAGATGTACGATTCTTTTGTTCTGGAAACCCATACTTTACTTAAATCTATAATAACACCGGACAGGAAGGGAATTTCTAGTCCGGTGTCTGATATTGTAGATTCTTATTATATTTGTAAGTATTTAAGTTTTAAGTTGAACGAATCTACTTTTTAAAGGTAAAGTACATTATGTATTTTGTTGTTGTGGATCTTCAATGCCATCTGCATTTTTATCCTTTTCATCTCTTACCAAACCATCTCCACAAACTATTGGTGTTCTTATGAATTCTCTCCATGCCCATAACAGTGCAATTACTGCTATAGGTGCATACCATAGAGTCCATCCATAAGAAGGTTTTGATGCTCCTGATTCTGCAATTTTATCTTTGATTTGTAGCATCACTGCATTATCTGGAGTAGGATCAGGAACAATAAAAGGGGTTGTGCAACTAACAAGCAGCATTACTGATATAGTGGTGAATATATATTTTAAGTATTTCATATGTTCTCCTTATTGTTTATTTGGTGTAGCAGCTGCTGAACCAAAATAGAATCCTACGATACTCAGTAGAATTTCTCTATTTTCAGAAGACCAGAAGAATCCGTTAATTTCTACAAATGCTTTTTTAGCAGTTGCTGGAACCAAACCAAATAATGCTTCTGGATTTTTTACATCAACTTCAACAAAAGTTGGGACACCAAAGAATGGAAGAATAAATGGGGCAGCGAATGCTCCAAATAAAACAGTTAATACTATTACCTGTCTTACAAACTTACCAGAATCAATAGACACTCTTTGTACTGCTTGATTTTGATTGTCCGTTGTTTGTTTATTCGCTTGAATAAGCTGATTAAACATTTCTTTTTGATCTGCACTTTTTTGTGCCAAGAATTTGAAGAGGAATCCTGCGAATCCCCCACCAATCATGCTAATCAATTCTGGTGAAAACATATTCAGTCCTCCTTTTTATATTGATTCTTCTGTAACATTTTCAAAAACATTTTCTTAAATTTTGATGGTTGTTTGCTGGTATCAGGTTCAAATGGATTGATTCCGGCAATATTTCCTTCTGTACCCAGAGAATTTGCAATTTTCTTTAAAAGTTTCTTTCTTTCCTCTTCATCAGAATCATCCTTACCCTCTCCTTCTCCTTCTATTCCTACTTCTAAATCTTCATTTACTGGTTCTCTTTTCGTCAACATGGCGATTAGATTATTCAATGAATTTGTTCTATTTTTCTTATAGTTTTTTGGTTCGTATGAAATATTGATTGTTTTTTTACTAGAATCTAGTTTTTCATCTTCATCTTCATCGTTATCCATATCTTGATTTTTTTTCTCATTCAATTTGTTTTTTACTATATTTCTAAATAGATCTCTTTGATTTTCCATTGTATTTTCCTTTAAATTCTTCTTCTTAAATTTATCCTTTTGTCCTTTATTTGCTATTGTGAATGATGGAGGAACAAACTTAACTTGTCCTTCCCCTGGCAATTCAGAAACAATTCCTTCGTGACTACCACCTTGTTCTGGTGTGAGTGGCATTTCATCTTTTGTCATTGTACCAAATATTTCATTTCTTGCATTGTCTATATGTTCGTGTGCTCTTAATACTTTTGTAAGTGCTTTTTTATTTGCCATACCATAATCAAGATGACTTTGTAATCTTGCGATTTGTTTTTTATTCTTTTCTTTTGCCATTTCTGCTTTAGAGAATGCAACAAACCCTGCCGCTGTTCTTGGATGTCTTTTTTCTTGTACTGCCTGACCGAATCTCTTGAAGTGAATTCTTCTCGCTCCAGTTTTACTAGATGGGTCTTCGTGTTTAGAAATTTCATCTAAAAGTCTTGATACTTCAGGGTCATCCAAAAGTGCCGATGCTCTTCTGATATGAGAACCCAAAGTTTTACCACTCTTCGGACTCATTTTGAATTTTCTAGAAGTCAAGGATAATGGAGCAAAATGATTTTCATCTGTACTTAGCCCGGATAGATCTGGGTTTGAACGAATCTTCTTTCCGGTCGCGGTATCTATTTCAGAATGCACTGCAAATGTACTTCTTGTAGAAGGTTTTGGTAATTTATATCGAAGCAGATTACCTTTCATTGAGTTATCGCTATCGCGTAATATTGCATCTGCTTGATATGAACGATCTGCTGGTATTCCCTGATGACTCGCTGCTTTTAATGCCGCAGTGAAGGGAGCAACCAAATGTGGTTTATTCATCGCAGTAGCGTAGTCGGTTATTCCTTTTTCATCAAAGAATGATGGGGAATTTTTTCCTTTATACTGAACATATGGTTTACCTTGGTGTTTTCCAAATACCAATGAAATGCTTCCATCTGCTTTATATGATATTTCATGTCCCTGTACTGGTTTTCCAGTTAACATGGAATGTGTGGCTGCCAGATGTCTCAGTGCAGTCCTTCCAGATCCACGATATAGCAATTCACCTACATGCTCCAAATGTCCTGTAGTTTCTGCTTGTGGTTTTTCTTTTTTTGCCTCTTCCAGATATTGGTCTAGATCCAAACCTTGCTCTTGAAAGTAATCTATGATCGACTCAAATACTTCATCTGGGTCTGCACCGTATTTTGCAGATTCCTCTGCCAATAATGCAATTCCTGTTGTCAAGTATTTTAATTGTGACTTTATTCTCGGATCTGGTATCATATTCAATAATACCTTGAGATTAATTATAAGTCTATCGAATACTGATATTTTGCCTATTGGATCCTTTAAATACTTACCTCTTGCATCGATTACGCCAAGTCTAAATGCATCAGTGTCTTCAAATGAAGACGTTATTGCTTTGACGAATTTATAAACAGTGAAAGAACTAACGACTCGGTTTAGTTCCTTTGAGGTTATTGTTCTTTTAAATGTTTTTGGTGTATTCATTTCAATTCACTTAATATCTTATCTAATCTATGATCTGATTGTATGTCATCAAGGTTTACTTCAGGTATAGAGGATGGTAAGTAATTTAAATATGCTAGAAATGATTTTAAAAGTGGATGTAAATCTTTACTCAACTTAAAAAATAGTATCCTACAACACGCCTCCGCACCAAATACATTTTGTAAAATTATCACATGATTTAGTATCAGTCTTTCCTTTAAATCTCCACCCCGCTTGAATCTTATCAATAGTCTTTTAATATACTTAATTTTGCTAAGATCTTCATAAAATTCATCTATTCCTATTGAATTGGGATTAGAATATAATTTAGAAACATATAATAAAAAAGTATCAGTTGTCAATGCGGATTTCATCATAAGAAAATCACTTAAATTATTTTAAATCTGATTTAAAGTTTTTAACCAAATTATTTACCACTCTAGACTTATCTTTTTGAGTGAGGGTAACTTTATTATCAGCTGAATTCATTTTTCTCATAGCAGTATTCACTACAAAGTAGAGTTCTTTTCTTGCATCATCAAGAGAAAGTTTTCCTTTATTCCTCTTTTGTTGTAAGTGATTATAAACAGGCTTCAGAACCTTATTTTTCATATCACTATTTCTCATAATGAAATGCATTACTCTTCTGGCAGGATCTTTAACTTCTGTTATTTGTTCTACTTTCTCGTCAATTTTAGAAATCTTCTTTGCCTTTTCTTTCATTGACATTGCTCTTCTTTTCTCTGGTGCTTTCATAACTGCTTCACCGAGTGGATTTTCGGCCGCAGCACCAGCCATTGAGAGTTTACCATTCATAGAATATAAACATGTTACTTCATTGTAGTTTACATTAATTAACAAGAATATATTTGGTAAATCTTCTCCTCTGTTAAATCCCTTCGAGAGATCAGTGGAAGGAGTAGTACCAAAAACATCACCATACAGTTTTACTGGAAAAACATTTTGACCGGGTTGTAGTTGGGTCTTTTGGGAAAATACAAAGTCTAAACCGGCATGGTTAAGTCTAGAACGCAATTCACGAATTGCGCCTTCTGGTTCTAGGTATTCGCCCGAAAGGAATTTGTGAATAAATGCATTGATCTTACTGACGCTGGATCCGGCATTATTGATATTGAATCCGTATTCCTGATCGCCAAATGCAGATCTTCTTGGTGTATCAGAAAACCCATTGAATACGCTTCCGCCTTCTGCATAATTTTCTGACAATTTGTTTAATATTTGTTTGAACTTTTTCATTTTTTCTCCTGCTGTACTATTTATACTTATTTCTTCTTCTTCTTGCCACGCGAGCGCAAGGTAATGAATGTGGCAATTCTATGCTTTGATTCTTCCTCAGTATCTCCCTTTATAGGTCTGGCCTTTACTTTGGAAGCAGTTTTATCTCTTTTTCTTACTTCGCCCTTTGTCATAGTTCCAGCATTCGAACTATTTACGATTTCCTCGTGCATTTTCTTTGCATCACGAGTAGCAATTGCATAAATTATGTTTTTGGTATTCTCGCCATATCTTAAT